AATAGTTTCTGTTCTTTTACAAGAAACGGACGAAAACGAACAGGTTTTCCTGTTGAAATCAAATTAATAGTATAGATTGGTACATCTAGTTTAGGTAACATAATATCCTCGCTTATTTAAAATTTTATAATGCACGACCCAAAGGTAAAATCCTTGAAAACGCAGAACCGAACAACGCAGTTGCCGCAGAGGCAAGGTCATAGGATCCTTCGTAAATTGGTCGGTATCTTTGATATGCAATTTGCACAGATAGTCTATGAAATCCATCATCAGACCAACTGAGTGCTTGCGGTGCAACTCCTATTGGAAATGCATCCATCAGTTCTACTGCGTAAATCTTTTTAATAAAATCATCATATTGAATAATTTTAATATTGGTTAGATACCTAGACTTTTGTCCTTTTGGATATCTAAGGTTGTTTGTATCAGAAGGATGAATTGCTTCAATCCATCTGTCAAACAATTTACGCTCATAGAATTCGTTGGTACACAAAAATGTTAATGTTGTGTCACCGTATTGTGATTGGTATGGAACTTTAAATGTAGGTCCATAAATTTTTACATCAGCAGTTTGTAATGTTCTGCCTGGTAATTCTGCAGCTTCACATTGAAGTGCTAAGTATCTTGACATAGATGAATTTGAAGTTTTAGAGTATTCATCCTGTTCACCTCCACGACCAAATGCGGAGCCAATAGCATCCGAAACATCTGAGAAGATAGAGTTTGGGAAATTCAATATCTTTTCAATGACTGAATTACCAACAAAACTATTAATGTAAGGTGGTATAGGAAGAACAACTTCAAAACGGGAAGGTTTTGCAAGTCCGTCTTTTGCTCTTACATTAGATAAAAATAAATTTGGTGAAAATGACATTTAGAATTTTTTCCTAGAATCTGACCATACTTTGCTCGTTGTCGCACCAACAAAGTTTTCGGCAGGTAACATTACCGCTATATCCCACTCGTCAGCTGTTATTTCTAAAAAGCGAGATTGTATATTTGTAAATAAATATCGTTTAATACAAGGCATAGCCTCAAATGCTTTTGATGCACTAGCTAAATAACTATAACTTAATCGTAGTTTAGTTTTTTCATCATAACTATCATTTGATGCAACTTGACTTAATTTGTCTAAAAGGATAATTCGTTGCTTTGGGTGAATGTAATGTAAATTCAACCCTAAAAAACCGTCTTGGTATCGTTCAATTGGAATAACCAATGGGAACCTGTCGTAATATGGCAACGAATCTTTCCACTTTGGATCGTAAAAGTAAAAATACATACGACCAATCATAGAATTCTCCCGAAGTCTTTGTTGGTCACGCATGATAGAACTTGGTGTTGGAGATAAGTCTCTAACTTTAGACCTCAACCAAGCACGAGCCGCATTTGTCCTTGGCGTAAGTCCTTCTTTCGCCAACGATGTTTTTATTCTGTCAATTAGTGGTTTCGCCATTTGAGTATTTATCTCAAATGCCAAGTTCTTTTTCTGTTATGATTTGAAACTGCCATCCATGTTCTTTACAAAACAAAGTGGCAGCTTTCCACTTTTCCTGATTTATGGCATATTGGGTAACTTCATATAGGTATTGTTTGGTCTTGCGCTTTTGCGTTGGCATCATCGTCTGTTTATACGGCTTCACTTCTAGTATCGAAGTCTGCTCGGAGCCATCTTTCCGTTTGATCCTGACGATGAAATCTGGAAAGTAACGATGCACTCTGTTATCAACTGGCGACACATAAGGTATCGGCAACTCCTCAGATGCCCACCATATGACGGCAGTATTCTCATCGAGGTATTTCATTACCCGAAGTTCCCAATTGGAACGATAGACGATTTTTGAGGCATCGCCTTTATATTTGTTTGGGTTTCTTGGACGAAACCATCCTTTGTATGACATAAATATTATCTATAAACCTTATAGGACAATCATGGCGCTTTTTGGATTCTCAGACATATCTTTTAATAAAAGTTCTGGAAACAGGATAGGTCCTTTGTCTAGCCTTTCTGGCAGTCAATTTGAAACAACTACACTTCGTTACCCTTTAGATATTGGTAATACGGATAAATCTCATTATGTTATATTTTATATCCGTGAACAGAAAGAATCTAGTTTTAAAAGAACCACAGTTTCAGATTTTTCAGATAGTGGTGGTATAGGTAGTCTCTCTCTGGCAGACTTAACCAACCCACAAAAATTAGCAACAAATTATGGTAATGAGTTGATGGGTAAAATCAATAATGGATTAAATCAACTCAATCAAAAAACAGGTGGTATTTTAAGTGGTCTCACAGGTGCAATCAGTAAAGCCGCAGGCGGTATTATTGGTGGTATTACAGGTGGTATTGGCAACATTTTTGGCCAAGCTAATATCAGTTTAGGTGGTGGTTCTATCGCCTCCCAAGCACTTATTGACAACTCTATTAAAAGAATCACTGGTGGCAGTTTAAATTTTTTAAGAACAACTAAACTCACAACAGATGCAATTGCTTTGTATATGCCAGACACATTGCAATATACTTACGCACAATCTTATGACCAATTAAATTTAGGTAGTGAAGCCGGAGGACAATTACTTGCCGCTGGTAAATCTATTGCCGATGCATATGAAAGAGGTGGAGCCGCAGAAGCGGGAGGTGCAGTTGCAAAAACTGGTGCGGAAACTGCTAAACAAATAGTTGGTACTGGTGCAGCAAAACTGTTGGGTAGTGGCCAAACAGGTCAAGCAATTTTAGCTGCCACAGGTCGTGTGCAGAACCCGATGCTTGAAATGGTTTACAAGTCTCCTAATTTCAGAACATTTCAATTTGATTTCACATTTTATCCAAGAGATGAAAGAGAAGCACTAGAAGTTCAAAGAATTTTGGAAAGACTTCGTTTTCACCAAGCTCCTGAATTGGTGCCCAATGCAGGTGGTTTTTTAATTCCTCCTTCAGAATTCGACATTAAGTTTTACAATTCAGGTAAAGAGAATCCTAACATTCCACAAATTGCAACATGTGTATTAGTTTCACTTGATATTAACTACGCACCAAATGGTTGGTCGGCATATGAGACACCTGGTGAAAATAATCCTGCTTTGGGTCGCACAGGTATGCCAGTATCAATTCAAGCCACATTGCAATTCCAAGAAATGACATATCTAACAAAGGCAGACTTCAGGTCTGATTTAGCAAATGCAGATACATTGGCAAGAGGTAGTTAATGGCAAAATATTTTAATTACTTTCCAAAAACACTTTATACTGCCAATAATTCATCGGCAGGTTTAGATACTGTAACAAACATTATCGCAAGGTTTGGATTCGAATCTTCACTTAAAGAAAATTCATCGGCGTTCTACAAGTATGACATTAAAGATGGTGATACACCAGAGATTATTGCATCCAAATATTATGAAAATTCGGAGAGACATTGGATCGTTCTAATGTTCAATGACATATTCGACCCACAATTTGATTGGCCACTTAAAGATAGAGTGTTGGTTGATTACATTGATGCAAAGTATTCCGCACCCCAATATGCAGATACGGCAAATACATCCGTAAAAGGTTTATCGTGGGCAATGAATACTAGTAATATACAAGCATACTATAAAGTAATCACTAGAATAAATGCAGATGACATAAAAATAATTGAAAAGATTGAGTTGGATGCCAACACATATGCAAATACTGCCGCAAGTAATATTATTTACAATTTACAAGATGGTAGTAGAATAACTGAAATTGTAACTAAAGAAACGCAATCGTATTACCAATATGAAATTGCGGTTAATGATAGTAAGCGAACAATCAAACTATTGAAACCCGAATTTGTTACTGCCGTAGAAAAAGAATTTAAGAGGGTTATTAAAGCATGAGTTTATCAATGGGTAAATCAACGCAATTCAAAATAAATGAATTGACGATTGTTACTAAAGGTGAGGTGGACCAATTGATATTTCGGTCATCTATGAAGAAATAAACATCTTCGATTCCATATTTCTACCTGTTATGAGTGGAAATATTTTGATTCGTGATGCTGCCGGTTTATCTGGCAGTTTATTGTTTGACGGTTCTGAATCTATTCTAATTGATATTGCGAAAGACAGTAACTCTGATATCGCTTCATTTAGAAAAGCGTTTCGTATCTACAAACAATCGACTCGTAAAAATGAAGGTTTGAATAGTGAACTTTACTTATTACATTTTTGTTCTGATGAATTGATGTATTCAGACCAACAAAGAATTAATCAATCATATGATAACACATATGGCAAAGTTGTTGAGAAAATTTTAGAAGATTATTTGGGTGTTCCTGCGGGTGAATCTGGTGGCATTTTTGAAGATACAGTTGGTATTCGTAATGTTGTTATACCAAATTTAAGACCAATTGAAGCCATAGAATGGTGTGCGAAAAGAAGTTTAGACCAAAAACAGGCACCTAATTACCTTTTCTTTCAAAATCTAATTGGTTTTAATTTTGCGCCATTATCAAAGTTATTGACACAAGAAGAAATTTTAGATGTTAAATTTGAGCCTAAAAATCAATCAAAAAGTAATCCTTTTTCCGAAATTAGTTCTGCAAGAGCATTTGAAGTTGTAACGCAATCAGATAGTATTTCTAAACAAAGGTCTGGTGTTAATGCCGGTCAATTTATTGGTTTCGACCCACTCACAAGAACAACTGCAAAAAAAGAAATTGGGTATGGTGATGTAGATGCAACAATGGACAAAGCAAATGATAATCCAAATGCATCAGTAATTAAAAATCGTGGAGGTGTGAGTAATGTGGAAGCATATGACTCCAAGAAAACACTATCTTTCTTTTCTTTAGCACAAAATTTTAGTAATTACATTAAAGAAAAAGACCCAACATCATTATCTAAATTAGACAATACCGAAGCCTGGATGTTTCAAAGAAAAGCAATTATAGAAAACCTTATGTCAAAGAGACTTAAAGTTGCTATGCCAGGTAACTTTCAATTGACTTCAGGATTTAATGTTAATCTTGTTGCACCTAATTTTGGTAAAAAGTTTAAAGGTGATGACAATGAAGATAAAAGTTTAAGTGGTAAATATATTATTGTAGCATCACGCCAAATTATCGGTTACGAAAAACATGAAACAATCATTGAAGTGGCAACAACTTCTTCTGATGTTGAAATTCCAGTAAGTAGTCCTGAACAACAAGAGGACCTTTTAAGTTATTAATATGGATAATCAAAAAGATTTTGCAGGTAAAGGTGGTTTTATTTGGTGGGTTGGATTCGTTGAAGATAGAATGGATCCACTTAAACTAGGTCGTCTTAAAATTAGATGTGTTGGTTGGGATGCGGATAATAAAATGCAACTTTCAACTGACGCATTGCCTTGGGCTCAAGTTGCATTTCCAGTAAACAATGTAAACCCATATGTACCTAAAGAAGGAGATATGGTTCTCGGTTTCTTTGCAGATGGTGAAAGCGCACAGCAAAGAATTGTGTTTGGACAATTTCCAAGTATTCCACTTAAAGAAGCAAATGCAGAAGAAGCATTTAGTGACCCTAGAGAAGATTCTATTTTAGCTGATGCACCAAGACCACCAGAATCAAAAGAGTATATTGAAGATGGTACGGGTATAGTAATAACCGAAAAACCTCAAGCGGATCCCAATCCAATTTATTTGGATGAACCAACAACATCTCGTATTGCTCGTAATGATGCTGAAACAATTACAGAAACATTTATCCAAGAACGAAAAGATAATGTTGTTACCGAAGTTAAGACATACAATAAAGAAGAAGAATTAAGTAATTGGGATGAACCAGAAACATTATATGATGCTGTTTATCCATACAACAATGTTATGGAAACTGAATCTGGTCATGTTGTCGAATATGATGATACACCTGGTGCCGAAAGAATTCACATTGCACACCGAAATGGTAGTTTCACAGAATGGTATCCTGATGGTGATAGAGTAGAGAAAATCACAAAAGACAAATATACAATTGTTATGGCAGATGACCATCTTTATGTGATGGGTTCTTGTAAGATTACAGTTCAAGGTGATGCAGAAATTTATGTTCAGAAAAACATGTATGCAAGAGTTGATGAAAATTTGACCGCATATGTTGTTGGTGATGTAGATGCACAAGTTGATGGCAATGTTACTGCATTAGTTAAAGGTGATGTTGAAGCCACAGTAAATGGTAGTTTGTCTGCAACAATTGATGGAAATGCCACATTAGATATTGGTGGTGATTGTTCTGAAACTGTTGGTGGTGGCAAAACATCTGATGTTGGTGGTGATTACAATATTACTGCCGGTAATTTTAGTGTTAATGCCGGAACAATTAATCTGAACTAATATGTCAGCAAATGTTATTGTATCATTTTCTAATGAATCGGGATTTCCTACGGGTGAAATTCCCGAAGATGCTTATAATTTTATTACTGATACAATTCTGCTTTCAAGAGCAGTAAAGTCTGCATGGGAAGGAAGCACAATTTCAGTAGATATAACTTATACTGCTGAAGCGGATGATGGAACAGGAAACAATGTCGTTGCAAATGTATCACATAATTCAAGTTCTTATGATTTTACATCAATTGGATTAACATATACAGTAATATCTAATAACACCGCAAGGATTAGTGGTAAGACTGCAAATTTATTTCCAGGTCAATATTACAGATTTAGAATGCCTGATGGTACTTTTAAAATTCTACCACCAGAAACAACAGAAGATTTTTATGCGTTAGTGGAATACAATATGCCAACGCCAACTTCCAGAGAAGAAACTTATCCTGTGAATATAACAGTTGAAGCCGCAGGTATTGAACCTAAACAAAATGTGTCTATTAATTTGACAGAGTGGCATTATTGGAAGTATCAGTCGGCCGTAGCCACAGTAAAAGATTTGGTATCAAGAGGTAAACAATAATGCCAGCAGTTGCTAGAGCAGGCGATTCTGTATTGTCACAAGATGGTGGACCAGGTAGAAACTGTCCGACTCCTATGAAAACATCTGTGGGACAAGTTAATGGAAATAGTGTTTTTGCAAATGGTATTTTGATTGTTGTTGCAGGCAATACAATTGCACCACATCCTAAAAGAGGATGTTCAACCGACACATCAACTTTATCTGGTTATTCTTCGACTGTGAAGATTGGTGGAAAAGGTGTTGGAAGAATTGGAGATGATTATGGTCCTAACACAATTACTGCTGGTTCAGGCAATGTATTTGCCGGAGGTTGAATAAATAGAAGA